GATGTCATTCATGGAACTGGCTTAACGACTTTCTCTATCAAGGCCGTTGACCTGGCTGGCAAGTTAATTCGAGATTCTATACCATTGAACAAGGTCAAAAAGAGTATAATGTCGGGGAAGCTCTCAGGTTCAGTATCTGAATTTGCAACTAACAAGTCCATGGTGAAAGAAAGGCTCAGTACTACACTTTCAGAGGAGTACTCAAAGTCGCTAACGAAAAAAGTTCGTGTCAAGAGGATGATTGATGGTGTTTCGACATATGTTGTTGAGGAGAAAACTGTAATAAAGAAGGTTCCGCAAACTCATAAGACGGTAATGAAAGGCAGAGCTAAAGAATATGAATGGCTTAATGGTTGTGCTGATCTGCGATTTGCAGAATGTGATATGAAGAGCAAGGCTGTAACGCTCACCTCTGATCTTGTCTTTGAGACAAAAGAGACTTCTACAATTCCACTGGTACAGAATGTAGTGAAGAAATGGTTTCAAGCCTATCTAACGCTTTTTCCAAAGAACCAGTATGGGAAGGGTGGAAGAGAGATTGCTATACAAGACTTTGAAACACGAGTCAACAACTTTTTCTTTGAGAAAGTTTCCGAAAGTATTTGTCAATGTTTAGAGGAAGAAACAATCTCAAAAGCTTCGTCCAAATACTTCATGCAGGAATCTATTTCTAAGGAGTTCTTGAACAAACAATTCACTTCAGAAGAAGACCTAGATTCTTCTATAATTTGGATGTTCAAGACTTTCTTCCTTAATGAAGATCATACCCGTTGGGGTCCGAGTACTAATGCTCTCTTATTGGCTATGCTAATGCGGCCTTCTCTCGATCCCATAGATCCTAAGTTATTCAATATGGTGCTATTTGCCGCAATGAAAATGATGGACAAGAAGATTGAGATTCCTAAGGAAATTTTTACTCACTGGACTAGTGTTTACGACTCTGGAACAATGGATAGCTTCCAAAGGACTATTTACGAGGATTTTGCCAAAAGTGGTGAAATAACTTTTTCGCTAGTCATTGGTATGATGCAGGGGATATACAACCTTGGTTCGTCAATCAATGCAGTTGCAAAGGTTAAACTTGCTCGCAAGATTATGGATACCTTTGAAATCACTCATGGAATCCAGATCATCACTAAAGCTCTTGTTGGGTCCGACGATAAGGAGACTATTGGATCTGCTCGTATAGCAAAAATAAAGGGTGAAGACATATCATTGTTCCAGGGTCGATTCAAAGCTGAGACGATCAGATCTGTTTTGATTTTTGAAAAGATTGAGGAGGTTGCATCAAGACTCCTTAACATGAAGAAATCAGGTGAAAAGAGTATTGCTAGTGTAAGAATTGGTGAATACAACTCAAATTTTCTGATGGATGATTCTGTTGTTAGTAGAAGGTACATTGAGTATGGTGCCCTATCTTCAAATTGTAAGGCTATATCTTATGGTACAGATGTGACTTCGGGCTTCAATGGCATTGTTTCGCTAGCTCAACATGGTATCACAGAAGTCAATTGTCTGTTGTTTCAGCTAACGCTTAGACGCCATCTGGATTCAATCTACAATTTTGGGAATAACGAGTCGCGGGATATTGAGAAAATATTTGGTTGTAAGAGAGAATTTTGCCCTGTAGAGCTTGGTGGTTTCCCAATACTGACTGTCTCTGAGATGATAACAGGTCTCAAGCACAATGCCATCTCTAGGGTCCTAGACAATGGTAGTGAGAAATCAGTTAAGTCCATGCTAAGGTTGCTGTCCCCAAAGAATTCATTGATGGTCGATGCAGAACTAGACGATTATTCTCAAGAAGAATTATCTTCATCAATTGGACTAAATTACATGGTTCGATTAAATTCTAAAGTTGGAAATATTACACGGCACTTTGAAGAGACATATGGTTCAAATCCTATAGTCATAAAAGACAAGATACTTAATGAGCCATGGCTTCCTTTTGTTGATCCAATAGATGCTGATGATTTCTTATTGAAAATGGGTAATCGGGTGTTTTCGTTCCAATCAAAGGTCGCATTCTCGTACGAAAACGATATTTCTAACATGATCAGAATGGCTAGGATGTCTTCTTCAAAAGTTTGCTACATTGGACCTCATCTTGAAAAGTCGAAGATCAAGCCTGAGATGTTGAAATCATTTATGGAAACAGTTAAGGAATATGCAGACGAATCAATGGACCCGAAATACAAGGACGAAATCGCAATTTCTAGAATTGAAATAAGCAGACTGCTAAGTTCGAATGATTCGTTTAGTTTGCTCCACGAGTACTCGTCTAGTCATATGCTTGGCAGAGACGATGGTCGTTGCATCACTAGAAGGGCATCATATAAAAGGGCCACTTGTTCATCTGTTATTGCCATGAAGAATATATCAACAAAGAATAAACCTCTAAATGTCATCATTGCTAAATGGTATCCAGAATCTTCAGCTAGGTCTCGAGATTTGATAAAGAACAAGTACTATTTAGATAGGGATTTTGAGAAAATAGCATCTAGATTTACATTCCTTCGTCAAACTGTGGAAGAGACATCCATCTTCTTGTTTGGTTTTTCCAATGCTGAAACAGACAGAGCATCGTTTAATACCGCTGTCAACGTGCTTCGCTCCAACGACCGATCCAGAATTACACTCTTATCAAATGTGAAGAGGGTATTCGTTGATGATGAATTTTTCCGTCTACTTGTCACTAGGAATATTTATTCAGGATCAGAATACTCCATTGTAAGAAGAATAATATCAGCACACAGGGAAGATTCAGTGAGAGAGAATTACTGTCGGACTCTTGAGCAGATTGCTGTATCAATGTCAAGCGGTTTGATCTATATACAGAATTCTAATAAGTCCAAAGAAGAAACCATCAAGTATGGTGTCAAATTCCTCGAAGAGTTTACATCATCTTCAGTATCAACAATTCCGATTGCCATGACACAGTTAGATCATGTTTGCCGGTCTTTCTCTGAGTTGCTTAGATCCGTGTCACCAACAATATTCATGAGCCTTCCAATGCATGATAAAGTTAAGAAAGCTTTGGTTTGTGCAGCCAATATAGTGTCACAGCAGCTTGGTATGGAGTATGAATATGAGTATCAGGCATATAGTTATGCTTTGTCCGTTTGGTATATTAAAGAGCAGAGGTATATCAAGAAAAAATACGATGTTAGTAGTGATTGCAAAGTCGGCATCACCTATAGAGGAAATAGAAATTTATCAATAGAAACACGATCCGGTTTGATGACTGTAACAATAGATCGGAAAGAGTGGGGTCCATCACCTGATATTACTATACCAATGAAGGTACTATTGAACAACACTTTCACTGACGATTCATGCCGTAGCGTAAGGGAATGTTTGGATAAAGATGTTAACCCATCACTTTTTGAGAAATCTGTTAAGACCAGTTCAAATGTGCCTGTGATATACATGGAGTCTGGACGTATCTTTGTTGCACCCTACTCGGTTATCCCTGTTGGTACCTTGATTTTATCTAACTCTATTGTCAAATTTTCCAAAGTAATAACTACGGCAAAGATAGAGTTTACTGCCACCTTCAGCGGATTGGTAGAAAGCAATAGCAATTTCTCACTAGGGCGCATGGTCGAAGGGCGATTTGTCACTGTTTATGATATAACGTCCCAACTATTCGACCCTGCTAGCTTAATAGCAAATGGTGATAGGAAAATAGGTGTCCTTGGTGAGATTGAATCAATATTTACTGATAAGCCTATTGATATTGATCTTGTTTCCTTGAAGATACCCTTACTCGCCAGTAAGATCGGTATGGTACCTAGGTACGAAGAATTTAGAGTAGTACCTGAGAACTGGGACGATGTGGATACTAATGAATCTGTTTCTGCTGCGGATGCGGAAGCTAAAGAAGATGACGATTTTGATCTGGATTTCTTCGAATTTGAGACCACTGGCGGTGATGCTATTGAGTCAGCAATTGACTATGTTGACAATGACTTTGCTGATTTGACTGATATGTCTTTTAAGCCAGGTCAGATCGAGAGACCTTCTCGTCAGAGGGTTAGATTTACAGAATCTTATTGCAATATCGTAAGGCGGAAACTTGATCGGGAGCTGTCAACAATTGAAATAATTCGGTTCTTGTCTCGGACTCCTAGATGGTTTGAGGCTTATGCAACACGTTTTGTGATCGAGAATGCCCGTCAGATCATCAACAAGTACAAAGACGAATATTCTGAAGATCCAAAAGATTCTATCCGCTCAGCCATAAATAGGTCTATTTCCGTTTTATTGAATGTTAAGGTTGATCACTTATATGTCATGGGAGACGCAGTTCGGGACTCAACTGTTTCTGATCTTGAATTAATCATCAAAAAGTCCAAAATGTTCAAGAAGGATTGTTTTGAAAGGTATTTTGGATCTGGCAGAGATGTGACCATAAAGGAATATTACCCTCTAGCTACTAGAGTTTTCTTCGACAATAGTGATGTTGTTTTCGAAGAGCTCTAATTGATTCGGGTAGCTACGTGTTCAGTTAATTATA